TTGGAGCATTCCGGTGTCTACATTTCCCGGTGCAACCGCCGAAGCCCCAGCCGAAGGTGGCGCTACTCAACCTGCTACCGGCTCTGATACCGGCGCTGGCACTGCAGGTTAATCCGTAAGGGTTAGCAAGCGGTAAAGATAGATGGGGCCTTCGGGCCCCATCTATTCCGTCTCTCCGAGAAGTCGACTCTAAGTATTTACAACAGTACATTATTACTTTGAAGAAAACACGATAAAGCAAATAAACATTCGTGTTAAAATTTAATAATGAGTCAAACCTCTATGGACGAACTCTCACGCATCGACAGTCACCACCAGCCGCACCGTATAGACACCACGCAACATTACGCGAAAGCGTCCCTCCCGTTTCAACAGAAATCTGCTTCCCGTGTTAGGGGAGCCAGCCAGCAGCATGAGAACGGCCTTAAAGGCGCGCCTGTAGTCACTGTGTCGTACTACAACTACATGGACCGTGACATCGTCGTGACTGGACGTAACGGAACTGCAGTCGTGGTGCAACCAATTGGCAAGTACACGGCCGATGAGTTCATTGTCTGTGTGACGCATTCCATGACGCGCTCTGCCATGGAGCGGGCACTCGATACGTTGCGCAGCCGTGCCAACGTGGATGATCGAGAAACCCATTGCTGGATCAGGGCATACGAGGCGACTCTGCACAACCACACCCATGACTCCTTGTCAGCGAGTGTGGAGTACGTGATTTACTTCCGGGACATCTGTGACGCCGGTGGGCGTTGTTATATGCCCGATGTCGACCTGCTGGTAGAGTGGTTGGCTGATCGGGGATCGATGCATCCGTTTGACAAGGTCAAGCGCGATGAAGCCATGGTCATGGACATGGCCCCTGGGATCGGTGAAGCCACCTGCGTGTTCATGATCAAAGCTGTGGACAATGCGCATCAGGTACAACGCGCGACGCGGTACATCAACTTGGGCGGCGACATCTTCATGGTACCCATAGAACGTGATTTAAAATATTCTACGGGTATACATGTGGTGAGTCGTACGCCACTTCAAAACGGTGAAGCAGTCTCCGATGTCATTCATCGGTCCTTTACCTTTGAGGAGGCTGATGAGAAGTTTGGTCTGCACCGCAGTATCGAAGACGCCATCAATGGTGGCCCGCTAGATGCTATGGCACGACTGATCATCGAACGCGAGACGACAGAGCGTCGTGTAGGAGAAGCCAAGATGCGCACGGGACACCTGGAGCAGGAAGAAGAACTCCAGCGTCTCAAGAACGAGGCAGCGCTGTATAAAGCCCAGCAAGACAAAGATGCCGCCGCCAGGCGGAATTATGTCGAGTGGGCGAAGACAGCGGTTGCTGTATTAGGGGCGATAGTTACTGTTTACGGGATACTGTCGAAGTTGAAATCATGATAAAGGTCTTTAACCGATGGATGCCAGTCTATTCGAATTTTCGCACCGCAAACGTGCGCCGGTGTTCAACACCGATGTGGTAAGAGGAATCGCCTGTAAGGATGTTCCCTTTGCCAAGGCGTATGTGGACAACATCATCCGGTGCGGTGAGAACCAGTATCCGGAGGGATTCGAATACATCGGAAGCGAACGTTGCAGTCCGCTGGAGGAGTACAACGTCATCACGCGAGCACGATCGGGTAACAACCGGATCTATGACATTGCCCGCAGTGACGTCTATCTCGTGAAGTACCGGTTTAAGTTCGAGAATAAAGAGCTGGCGCCGATGTACATGTACCTGCCCTTTGTGCGACAGGCTGGCATGCTGTACATCTCCGGTAAGCAATTTGCCGTGGCGCCTGTCATGGGCGACATCGCCTTTGAAATCGAAGAGAACAGCGTGTTCATCCGGATTCCACGCGCGCCGATCAGTTTCAACCGTGAGAACTACACGGTGGTGATTGACGGCGTGCGGGTCAAGGAGCACGTGATCTATTCGCCCCTGCACAACAAGGGCGGGAAGAAGAGTCGCAATCGCAGTGACTTGATCCGTCTGGGTTGGGTACACAGCTCGCTGCCTCACTACCTGTTCTGTCGGCATGGGTTCTTTGGCGCCTTTGAGAAGTACTGCGGTACACGCCCGGTGATCATGCGGGAGAAGGATTACGATCCGGCTCAGTATCCGCCTGACCATTGGGTCAAAGTCAACTCCCTGGGCAAACCGCCCACAGGTCTGGCCCCTCGCCGTTCTAACGGCTACGAAGCCAACTTGGCGACGGATCTGATCCTGCTGGTGGATCGAGGGAATTGGACCGACCTGACGAGAAGTTTTGCGACCGGCTTCTTCTACGTCGTAGACCACTTTCCGGAGTACCTGGCTGATGCAGAGGATCTCAATGACCTCGGCGAATCCTGGTGGTGGTGTGTCTTCATGGCTTTCATCCTCTGGGGCGAGGGCAACAACTACGGTCGTCTTGTCGATGACGTCGAAACCCACTTGAAATCGCTTGACGGTTATGTTGACCAGGAAACGGTCAAGACCCTGCAAGAGGTGCAAGTGTATTGTCAAGATCTGTACGATCTGATGGCGCACATCATGCGCGAGATGCAAAACATGTTGGACAACAACAGGGGCAAAGAAGCCTGCCTGTACAACAAGCGTCTCGAGGTGCTGCGGTATCTGCTTCGTAACATCAACAACAACATGTTCGAGTTCCTCTTCAAGATCACAGGCAACACGAAGAAGACCCTCACCAGCAAGGAATTCGAGGACATCCTTCGTAAATACTTCAACCCTTGGCTAATTCATGGCATCAGCTCTGCAGCTGAGCATCCGGAAGTCTCCTCGGTCTCCAACCCGAGTGACAACATGTTCTTCAAGATCACAAGTGTCATCGTTCAACAGAACGACACCCACGGTCGCGGGAAATCTCAGGATGCCAAGCCGATTGGCCCAACCATGTACTTGGACGCTTCCTTTGCGGCGATTGCCGGATTCGGGGTGCTGCCCAAGTCGACACCGATTGGTAACAATCGATTCAACCCTTGCGTTCGCCTTGGGGAAAACCACACCACGTTAGAACCCCTTGAGCACAAGGATCTACTTGACGGTGTACAACGTCTGATCCAACGCACTTAACATATCCAGCTGGAGTTATCATGAGCGACCTCGCCAATTTCGTTTACGAACGCACGATCGACTACATTCAGAACCGTGTGAAGGACAACCCCGTCCGCGATGAGTACGACCGTTACATGTCGGCTCAGAACTACAACAACAATGACATGGGCACCCTGGTCGATGTCATTGTGGCTGTGGCCGATGCCGAGCTGCAAACGGCTCGCAGTGATCGCGAAGCCGAGCAACTGATCCTGGACATCATCGTCAGCATGGTTGACGCCAACGTCGGCATGTTTGCCATGACCGATGAGCGCATCGCCAATGGCGTGCCGGATCGCATGTACGAAGACCTCAAGCGTGCTGCTGTGAAGTGGGAAGACATCCTCAGTCGTCTCCAAGGCAATGCCCGCGGTAGCCGTGGGGTCAGCCGGAGCTTCGGGGGTGGCAGTGGTGCTCGTGGTGGCCGTAGCGTGTTTGGTGCCCAAGAGAGCGCCTTTGGCGGTCGCCGTAGCGTGTTTGGTGGCCGTGATGACGGCGGTCAAGCGCGTGCCAGTCAGGGTGGCTTTGGTGGCCGTAGTGGCGCATTGCGCTCCGAGGAGCCACATCCGTTGTTCGACCGTCCGGCCGCGGGTCAAGCAGCGCGGACCTCGGGCTTCGGTCAGAGCGCCCGTGGTAGCTACGCAGCCGCCGAACCGACCCGTGAGCGCGCCCCTGTGGTGGAAGAGCCAACCACTCAGGATGGCCCGGACATGACCAAGGAACGTCCGTACGACGATTTCTGGGTCGACGGTGAACACTGGCAGCTGGCGCATCGGTCCAAGTGGAACTGGTCCTGGTCGCCGAAACAACAGTCCCGCCGTGCTTATGACATTGATCAAGAGGTGTGCTTCCTGGTCAAGGGCAAAGACGGCACCATCAGAGAGGAGTTCATTGCTATGACAGATGACCTGGTCGAAACTGCGCACGAAATTCGCGCATCGGTTCGCCCCAACCGCCCCCGTAATGTGTACGACCGTCAGGACGCCGATCCGGTGTTCGAAGGTGACGATCTTGATGCCGTCGATCTCGACGCGCTGAACAACACCCTGAAAACCGCCCGTAAGGAGTTGCTGTCTGAGCTGGACCTGACCAACCCGTCGATCAATACCGCTGCGGTGGCGATCTCGGGTCTGGAAGAAGCAGCGCTGCGCGTAGCTGGTGCTGCGACCAAGACTGAAAGTGACATCACCACCATCAACGCCATCGACGGTGTGCAACTGGCCGCCGATCCGGAAACCATCAAGGGTCTGGAATCGATCAAAGCCCTGTCGGCAAACGATGCAGATCTGCAGATTCTGCAAAAGCGCCTGCAGTCGCTGCGTGGCACCATGGCTGAAAGCGTCCTGAACTTCCTGGACAAGCACTACACCAAGGAAGTCAACGCCGCGCTGCGTGATCAGTTCGGTCAGACCGGTCTGTACATCGACAGCTTCGTGGAAGACTTCGCGGACCTGCTCAATTGCAGCACCTTCAAGAAGCATGGTCAAGCCTACGTGTCGCAGTTCCTGCAACGCACCAGTGTCATCCTGGCAGGCCTGCACTACATGTCCGATGCCGATGAGCGTCTGGAGTTCCTCGAGTGCTCTGACATCCTGCCGATCGCCGAAGAAGACCCGGAAGCGTACAAGCAGTTCCGTCAGAACGTCGTGGTGCTGTTCCGTCCGATGGCGACCATCCATGTCAAGATCGATGCTGACAAGTTCGGCCTGGTGACGGACGTCGTGCGTACTCCGGTGCGTTCGGGTGAAGGTGCTGATCCGGAAATGGCTGACCTGCTGACCTCGCTGTACGCCATTGGCCGCAAGACCACCGGTGCCGGCCACGTGTACATGGTGACTGCAGACAACATCTGCATGGAACTGGTACCGATCAGCGGTGCGCGTAACATCGTCGGTATCCGCATGGCCTAAGGCGTAGGGACTCTCCGCATGATCGATGGGGGCCTTCGGGCTCCCATCTATTATGACAGAGTTCCTTTTTTCTTTTCTTTGGGCTATGAACCATGACCAAACACATTTTGCTGAGCGCCTTCCAAAAGGACGTGTTCGTATCGCTGGAAAGCCTTGTAGCCGATGGCAGCACCGAGCTTGAACGCGAGTATGAAATCTACGGCACCATCTCGGACCTCTCGGTTCTGGAAGGGGCTGAGCGCCGTGAGTTCCAATCGCAGTGGGGCCTGCCCACCCCGACAGGCAGCATTCGGGTGCGCCACACCAAGCCTGACGATGAAGGCCCTGATGTGTTTACCCAGACCATCAAGATCAAGTCGGCTGACGGCAACGAAGAGAACGAGATGAAAGTCTCGGAAGACACCTTCAAGATCTTCAAGCGTCTGGTCCAGTTTGGACTGATCAAGAACCGGTACTTCTTCCCGGTGCCCAATAGCAAGTTGACCCTGGAAGTCGACGTGTTCCAAACCCTCGACCATCAAATCATCCATGACGTGAAGATCGACCTGGAAGTACCCGAAGGCGTGGACATCAGTCAGGTGGTTATTCCCTTCAAGTTGGACAACGTGCGCGTGATCAAGCCGGGCAAGAAATCCCCGGAAGACTTGGAGTTCGTCCGGACCCTGTTCAGCACCAAGTACGAACAGCCGAACCCTGAGTACAGCAAGAAAGATTAACATACGGCATAGAGCCTCTCCAGCGCCCTTAGAAGCGCTGGAGAGGCTCTATGTGCATCATCAGACGGGTGCAGCTGTAAGTAGCGTCAGAAGCGTGTCCAGGAGCTTGTTGATGAGCTCCATGTTCATGCCGCGTGACTCTCTCATAGCACTCACCGCTTCAACTGTGAAGGCAGTCAGCATGACCACAAGTGTGGTCAGCATCAGATAGGCTTTGAGGCCCCATTTCTTGTTGGTCGTTGTGTTAAGCGTATCTTGTTCCATGGCACACCTGTTCCGTTAGACGAAGGCCAGACCGAAGACTTTCAAGAAGGCCATCACAGCCGCGAGAATGTCGACGTTATCATACACCGAGAGGGTCGAGACCATCCATAGTGCAGCGAATACCACCAGGGAGACCACAGTGGCGGAAATCAGAAATTGCGGTGAATGCATGGCGTTAACCAATGCGGCAATCTCTGCCTCTTGTTCCAGAGGAGGCTCTTCGTGCTGGACCACCATACCCCCGCCAACCGGCGAGATGACACAATGGCGAGCAGGATCGAGGTGTGCGGCTAAAACCAGCGCGCGTACATCAGCTTCCAGTGTTGCTAGGGAGGTGAGGACGTCTTCCCCAGTGGACTCATCCGTGAGCCGAGCGTCCTCATCAACAAACAAGTTGACCGAGTCTTTAACCCAGCATCCCCAAGGGAACTCCTTCAACGGCGTGTTCCCCAAGACCTTTAACACGTCAGACATTAGCATGACGCTACCTCGCGGGCTGTCACCCTGCAAAGCCGGTCGCTTTACGAATCGCCTGACCATGCGCTCTGGCCACAGCTATCGCATCGTACTCATGCTCCGACAGGGCATCTCTACGGATTCCCTCTTTATAAGTTATATTATCCAGTTGCAGGACGCAATCTTTGATCACGGCCTTTTTCATGCTGAAATCTTTAGACGGCTGCACGGCACGCTTAGCTTCGCCGGGCGACACCCGGTAGATGTCTGACATGGGATTGTACTCTTCAACCGCTTGGCGAATGAAGATCATCATCTCAGTCAACGTCTCGAAGCTCTGTACCCGTCTAGGCATGAAAAACGGGGTTTCGACAGCGACGGCGTGAGGGTTATGGAAACGCAACTCCCGCGCAATGCAATCGCGCAAGGTATTCTGCCGAGCCCAGCGAGCGCCATGGCTGATCAGTTGACCAGCCCGGTCGTTCACGAGCTTTTCAGCAACGAATGTGTTAGCGTAAACCACGTGGTACACGTCTTGCCTAAGGTCAAGGTCAGCAATCACCATGCCCAAGGACGATGAACCGTTGTCGATCGCCATGATGCGGTAGATGAAGGACTCGTTTGTAAAGCGCATGAGGTCACCTTAGGCAAACGGCAGGTCACTGATTCAGCGCCACCGTCATGGTTGGGATGTGGTTGGTGCCCAGCAGCGGCTGGGTGGCACCGACTTCAAGACTGAAGTCAAAGCCTTTACTGTTGAAGATCAGTTCGTAGTGACCGCTGATGATGGCAGCGATTTGCGCGCCGATGGCTTCTTTGAAGTTCACCGCACCACTGGTGGTGTTGATAGACACGTCAGCGTCCACGGCGGTGCAGAAGCCAAACTCACTGATGATCGCCATGCGGCGGTCGCCAAAGAGGATTTCAGCCACGTTGTACAGTTCAGCGACATCTTTCTCGTTGAACGGCATCGGGATGATGGCGCTGGTGGCGAGGTAAGCATTGCTGGTGGTCACCGCACCCGTATTCGGGATGGCAGGAGGCGTCGGGCTGAGGTTCTTCTCAGTGTAGACGTAATCCTCGATGACCGTCTGGTTGTCAACGATGGTACGCTTGGTCATGCGCGGGACGACGCCCGTCAGGTCCAGACGCTTACCGTAATAGGCGTAGTAGTTCACGCCATCGACGGTGATGGTTTTACGCAGGCAGTAACGCGAACGCTCACCGGCAGTCAGGTCGTCGTTGATCTGACGGATCACGAACGGCAGGTGCTGATACAGACCGGCATCGCCCGAACTGTGATCGATCACATCGGACAACGGGATGTTGTTCGCGCCCATGGTGTACCCATGACCGCCGTAGCCGATGGTGAAGAACTTGAGCGAGGGCTTCATGTTGGCTGGGATCACAGCTGAAGCCTGGATGTCGAACTTCTGGTTCAACGTGGTGTTCGGGTACTGGGTAAACGCGGTGCCCAGGAAATTGCAAACCTGAAGGTGGTTCGACAATTGAGTCGGAACAATCTTTTGCATGATGCGTGGCCTTTATCGGTCAAAAAGAAAACAGTACATACGATTGGTCACTGGTCTTGAATCGGCAGATAGTCAATCCGCTTACGCCGTTCCCATGTATCGCGGTTGTAGTAACCAATGATCCACTGACCCCGGATGTTGGTGCAATGCACGTCCGAGAACTGCAGGATCAGCACGTTGCTGACTTTCGGATCATTGATGTAAACCTCGCCAGTGTTCAGACCATTATAGGCCACACGGGCAGCGTACAGGTTGAACGGGTTGGCTTCACGGGTAAAGACCCAGTTGTCACCAGTGACTTCCTTCGCCACCTCGACAACCCAAGACTCGACCAAGTCACCGACCTTCAGATCGCGCATGTAGTAGTCGTGATCTACAAACCGGTTGTTCGGCAGGATCATTTCAGCAGGCATCTTGTTGTGATCGCCCGGACCTAGGTAACGACGCACTTCCAAGGTGGTCTTGACGTCGCGGTCCAGGAACTGTACTGCTTCACGGATGAAGACGTTCAGCTCGCCCATGTAGATGGGGTGCTCAGGCTTGATCTTGACGATAGCGTTGTACGACACCGGTGGGACGTAGTCGCTGCAATAGTCGGTCTCAAGGATGCTGCCCATGTGGGTCTGGAACAATACGTCGGTGAGCTCGATCTGGCGGAAGCTGACTTCCACGAGATGCGGGTCGAGATAAAGACCATATTGTTCGTGCAGTCCTTTTAAAATAACCTCCGCTGTGTTCTCCACGGCGTATATTACAAAAGGCACGCTGATGAAATCATCCTGGATGATCCGGCGACGGTACGTCAGCTGCTGCGACTTGGTCCAGCCCGACTCGGGCGTCGGTTTGACTTCGATGCGGGTCAGGGTGCCTTGAGAAGGGCGCTGTTGATCGTAGTCGTTGACGTGAGCCAGGGTGATCTGATGACCATTGTCCGCAATCGGATAGGGTGCGCCGAAGGTGATCTGCCAAGGCTCTACTGCCATGTTGTTGGTAAAGTTGAAAATGTCCAGCAGCTGCTGGTTTGCGGGTTTATCATACCGCAGGGGGCGTACGTACATAGCGACCTCTAAGACCGGATAATGGTCAACGAACCGTACCAGCGCAAGGACTCAGGCGCTGCCGTCAATAGATTCTGTTCATGGTCAAGGACCTCGGTGACAAAATCCGACGGACTGAACACCACACCGGTTTTCTGGGTGATGATGCGCCCTACGTCATGGCTGACGATCTCGCCAACATGATCAATTTGAAACAGCTCGTCGAACACCTCACCTAAATGCAGGCGTTGCAAGGTGAACGAGCCCGTGTTAAGGAACCGCTGGTCCTCGGCATTGGGCAGGTCTTTACGAGCCTTGAGCTTAACCGTTGCCAAGCCGTTCTCACCGGCCTCAATGCGATCGACTTCAACGAAGCGCGGGTTCAGTTGTGTGCCGAACACGTCGTTGTAGCAAATCATCAGTGCATCGAGAGGCGGGTACTGGAGCAGTTGCTCCAAGGTGAAGTTGGACATGGTTAAATCGCCCTGTAGTCAATGGTCAGTTCGCCGACGTAACGCAGGCAATCTGCTTTAAAGAATACGGTCAGGGTTTCCAACGAACCCTTGGCCACTTTGGGGTAGGTCTCGACAATGACATCATCCAGCGTGAGCGGATAACCGGTGGCGGCACTCACAGCGGACAGCATGTGCGCGGTGGTCGGAACTTCAGGACCTTCAACATAATGCTGATTGCCTCCGGTGGCCCAGCCAAAGTCCATCCGGGTGTACGTCAATTGCACGTCACCTAAGTAATACCCATCGCCAAAGCCTGTGACAACAATGGAGGTGTTATCGCGGGCATACCCGCCTTTCACCGTCGGTGTACCCAAGCGCAGCAAGTCAGGCTCCAACGGGAAGGGCAGGCTCTCTGCGTTCGCCACGCCCAATTGAGTGATCAAGCGTTCATGAGGCGTGGGATCGAAGTCCGCCAACACCCTGAAACCATCAAGGGTCCGGTTGGTGATCACATTACTCAGCTGGCGCTGCAACGGTTTGACTGTGAAAGCAGTCTCACCATACAGCAGAAAGGCATTGGGTTCGACAGCGACTGTCACCTGACCCAGTTCAACCACGTCCTCATTCAGCACCTGCGCGGAGCGGTCGTGGAGTTGGTTTTCGTGGAAGTAGATGGCCATCAAGGCTTGCTTGGTTGTCGGCAGGTCAGCCCGGATCACGTTACCGTAGCGGTTCTTAACGGCCTCCAAGGTTACGCGACGGTATCGAATGGGTAGGCTGTTGCGATACCCCCACAGGCTGATGTGAGCCTTGTTACGCGAGACCCAGACATCGGTCTTGGCGTGTTCAGCACTGGCAGGATCGACCGTGATCGGTCCATGCTCAAAAGCGCTCGGATTGATCCCGGCTTTGAGCATGCCGCCCAAGAGGCGTTCGAACGCCTCCTGATCGGATTCCTTAAGTGCAGCTGCCGTTAAGGCAGGGCCATTAAGGGTTTGTGAAGTCATTGCTCTCTGTCCTGTCGAAAAGGTCAGTCAGTGGTTTGGACTCGATGCTCGGGATGGTCAGGTGGGTCTCATCTAGGATGGCCAGATCGACGGCTGGTTGGACCAGCGAACCGATCATGGTACCTAGGATCATGCCCTGCTGCAGGTATTGGTTCATACCCGACAGTTCCATCTCAACGCCGATATCAAGTCCCATGGCATGGGACGCAGTGTAGTCGAATGCCACGGTGGTTACCGCCGGCATGGTAAACGACGGCTTCAACTTCGCCCGGCCGTAGAGATCAATCGGCAAGGCTTGAACCGCCGGCAAGCGCATCTGATGGAAAGCTTTCCCACCCTGATTATGCCAGCGCAAATGCGGCCAATCGAACATCACCACGGCGTCTTCGTTGATCTGCTGGATGTAGTGCACGCTGTACGAGGACAGCTGCGACATGATGTCCAACATGGCCCGCTGGATGTCCTTAAGGCTCTGAGACGTACGAAGTTCCAACCCGGTGGCCTGATTAAGGATCGACAGCATGATCTCATCGAGGATCGCAGGCGGATACCCTTCAAAGGTCAGTCCACGGTCACGCAGCCATTCGGGATACAGTTGGCCATGGTCCATGTCCACTGGGATGTCAGCATAAAACCGATCGGTCATCTGCTTGATCTCAGCGTACTGCAACATGTCCTCACGGTAGACGTACAGGTCACGATGGCTCAGCATGCGTTCTTGAATCTGCTGGCAGGCTTTGAGAAACGCATCAACTGACACGTAGTCGGTGATCGACACATTGTGCTTGAGGGCTTCGTGGATGAAGGCATCCGAGGTGACCGCTGTGGTCGTGATGCTGCGCAACTCTTCAAAGGTCGGCAACGGCAAGCGCCGAACACGTTTGGCTTGAACCCGTGGGATCTTGATCATCTCCACGCCCAGCCGGAGCATGAACAAGTATTGGTAGACGATGAACGCTTCTTTCATGGTCAGCTTAAGCGTATCGCCACCATTAGGCAGCTGCAAACTTAAGACCGTGCGATAGCGACCGCTGTCAGCCAGATAGATCCAGTGGTTGAGCAACACTTCAGACAGGGTGTAGGGTTCGGATTCCTTAAGGTCAAGGACGTTCGATTCCAACACCTTGGTCTCCACTTCCGAGGCCAAGCTGCGCGTCATCAACTGCGGGATGTACACTTCCGCGTCGATGTTCTCTTCCGGGTTCGAACGGGCCAAGGTCCGTTGCAGGTCCAAGACCTCACGGGTGTCCTTGATGTCCTCACCCAATGCCGCGGCAATACCGTTGATGCTTTCGCGCAGGTATTGAATCTGCGGATCGGAGTTCAACGCCAAGTCGGCATCGTTATGCTGCATGGTGTACTCGGCCAACGGGAAGTTCCGATCGGTCAAGACTTTCTTCACCAGCTCATGGAAGATTTCCGCTTTGCCGTTGTTGCGCATGAGGTAACGGATGTTGCGGTAGAAGTACAACCGCTGCGCCTCGTTCATCTCATTGTAATACTGATCTAACGGCCCGAACGACGCCAGGTACCGACGGATGTGATAGCTATGCGCTCGGTTGGTGCGACAGTTCGCTAACCGGATGCTTTTGATCGCCCCTGGCAAGGACATAAAGACCAAGGCCAGTCGGGCCGCAATAAAGAGGCTGTTGTTGATGCGGTAGTCATCGTTCGCCCAGCGGACAAACTGTGCCGTGATCCAATGCTGCAGTTCAGGAATCAGGTTTGTTTCCCGACTCTCGACCAAAGAAGCATCATAATACAGAATACTATGATCAGGCGCATCGATGGCTTTGGCCATGTCGACAGGATTCAAGATCCCATGGATCAGCATGTCCTGTTCGGGGTAGCGCGCCACAAGCTCTTTATAGTAGCGACTGCCGTACCGGTACTCGCGCCACGTGGCTCGGTGGATGTCCATGTTCTCTCTGGTGAAGTCGATTTCCTCATGGGTGTCCATGGAGGTGACTTTCATCAGGGTGTCAGTGGGGTGGTAACGACCTGCCAGGTTAAGGTAATACTTCCAGGTGTTAGGGTCGTCGGAGACATCGTGTTTGAGCATCGTCAGACGACTGTTGATGATCTCACAAGTTGCCTCATCCTTTACCACCAGCGTAGCGGCCAACTTGACCACCGACTCGTGATAGATTTGATAAAGAGTACTCATCTTTTAAGTTTCCAAACGGATAATGAGGTAACGCATGACTGACCAGACGATAAGGCGGTTTCCGCGTTTCCTGGCACAACGTTCGATTTCGGACGAGGTGAAGGCAACGATCGCGAAATTGAGCGCCGACCCTCAGGGTAGCAGCCGCGCACGTAACAACATGAGGTTGCCCGATGGTCGAGTGATGGCACATGTGGCCAACACCACGATCGGTAACATCCGCGACGCACGCAACCTGTTCCAAGTCTTGCCAGACATGGACTACGCCAGGCAGGTCTTGATTTCAGCCACGATCTCTCCGGGCGACTTGACCGACAGCAAAGTGCTGTACTCGATCAAAGACGACTCGCTGGATACCAACCTCACCGGTCCCTTGCTGAGGCAGGTCCAGGAGTTCTTCGATAATTCCTATAGGATTAGGAGCCTGCTCCATCCTATCTTGAACGACGTTATGTTCGAGACAGGGTCCTACCCGGTGCTCATTATGCCGGAATCTTCGATTGACCGGATCATCAACGCCGAAAGCTATTCGGGCGTGTCGATGGAATCGGCAGCGAACATTCTGGACGGTCACCTGCGTGAAGAGACTGACGATGCGGGCAACTATGTTCCTTGGGGGATTTTGGGCAATCCTGAATCCAAACCAGGCAAAGTGGATTCCTACACCGGCGTGTCCTTTGAAAGCCTGGCGTTCAATGGCAAGCACAGCTATAAGCGTGACGTGGATGTCAGCGGCCTTAAGGTCAGTCTGGAATCTATGCTGCCGGACACCGACGAGTATCGGGCAGAACGCACCAAGCTCACCGAGGTGTCTAAGACGATTCAGACCAAGTTGACTGAGAAGCCGACCATCAGCGTCTCGGACAACCTGAACATCCTCAAGCGCCCCATGGTGATCGACACCCGTCGTAAGATTGCCGTGCGGCGTATCTACGGCGGTCGTCTGCACCAGCGGACCTCGTTGGAGAGCCGGGCCGAAGCCGGTGATCAGGATGCCAAGCGCAGTCTGAATGCGATGGAGAAGAGTCTCTATAGCAAGCGTCGTTATCAGCACGTACCGGTGCAACCGATCCTGACACATGCCCAGACAGGCACTGAGACCTACGGTCATCCACTGGTCATTCACGTCCCGTCCGAAGCGGTCATCCCGATTCACGTACCGGGAAACCCGGCCGAGCACGTGGGTTACTACATCATGCTCGATGTGGATGGCAACCCGATCAACGTGGCCAGCCAGTCGAACTACTACGACGACATCAAAGCCCAGATGAATGGGGCTGACGGTTATGCCAGCCAGATCATTCAGCAGGCGCGTCGTGGAATCGAAGGCATGGGCGGGATGAACAATGAGATCATCGATGAGATGAGCCGCATTCACTCCGAGGCCGTGGAGACGGACCTGTTGGCGCGTCTGCGCTCCGGGGCCCTGTCGGGTAACTACGAGCTGGGTAAGACCGAGAACATCAACCGCATCATGCTGGCCCGTCATCTGAAGGGTCAACGCACCACGATGCTGTTCGTTCCGTCGGAGCTGATGACCTACATCGCCTTTGACTACAACGAGTTCGGCGTGGGCAAGTCGGTCCTGGAAGACGGTAAGATCCTGGGGTCTATCCGTGCAGCGTTGATGCTGGCCAACACCTTGGCGACCATTAACAATGCCGTGGGCGGTAAGACTGTGGAGATTGAGTTGGACCCTGAAGACGAAGACCCGGTCAGCACGGTGGAGTTCCTCTTGGCCGAATACGCCAAGGTCAACTCGCAGGGCTTTAGCCGGATCGTGGGCTCGACTCATCCATTGGGCCTGGCCGATCAGATCCAGAACCATGGTGTCAACGTGGTGGTCTCGGGTAACACGCGCTATCCTGAAACCAAGCTCAACGTGGGTCAGCGTGACGGTACCAGCAAGCCAGTGGACACCGAACTCGAGGAGATGATGCGCAAGCGTCACATCCAGATGTTCGGCCTGAGCCCGGAATTGATGGAAGGCATCAATCAGACGGACTTTGCGACCACGGTCGTGCAGAACAACCTGATGCTGCTCAAGCGCGTGATCCAGAACCAGGAGAAGTTTGAACCCTTCCTGACTGAGATCGTACGCCGTTACCTGCTGAACTCGGGCGTGTTCCTCAATGAAATGCGGGCGCTGGTCAAGGCCAATCAGGAACACCTGCCGGACGACCTGCGTAACAGTGAGATGCCAGAAGAGCAACAGGTCGACACGTTCATCTACGAGTTCATCGAAGCGCTGGACGTGGGTCTGCCGTCACCGGAAGTGGGCGACATCAAGAAGTCCATGGAATCGTTCGAAGCCTACAGCGAAGCGCTGGACAAGGTCATCGACGCCTACATGAGCGAGGAGATGTTTGCCACCGACACCACCATTGGGATCGAGGAAGTCATTCCGACGGTCAAGGCAGTGGTCAAGGCCGAGTTCCAACGTCGCTGGCTGCGTAACAACAATGTCCTGCCTGAGCTGGACATCTTCAACACCGTCGATGAAGAAGAAGGCTCTCCGGCCTTCGATCTCCTTGAGTCGGCAGGCACACATCTGGATGGCCTGAACAACACCCTTTCCGATTACATCAAGAAAGTGGTGCGGGCGGCGAAGAAGCGGGCCAAGGTCATGGAGAAGTTGGCAGCGGACAAGCAAGCGTTGGAAGAAGTCAAGAGTGCCGGCGGTAGCGACGGCCTGAGTGACGATGGTGGTATGGGCGGTGAGGAAACTGGCGACGGTCTAGGCGGTATGGATGACCTGGATACCGATGGCGGGGAAGGTGGGGATGGTAGCGCAGACGGTCTTGACGGACTGGACGCTGAAGGCGGGGAGCTCGAAGGGCTTGATGCCGAGAGCAGTGATGTTGAAGGCGCAGATGCGGCCGACGCCGATGCCACTGCAGAAACGGATGCCGACAGCCCTGAGGTGACCACAGACGCTGAAGATGAATTCAGTCTGGCGTCGGTTGACGACGACCTCCCAACCGAGGAGCCTGAAGAAAGTGACATTCCGGATGACACCGCCGTTGAAGAGGTGGACACTCCTGAAGTTGAGGATGTCGAACCTGCCGATGCAGAGCCGACTGAAGTCGAAGAGACGGAGACCCCGGCTACCGACGAAGCGGTGGTAGAAGAACCTGAAGTCGAAGCAGAAGTCCCTGAGGTGGAAGACACCGTCGAAACCCCAGAGCCGGAAGTAGAAACTGAAGAACCTGAGCTTGATATCCCAGAAGTCGACACACCTGATGCTGAAGAGCAATCCTCCGAGGCAGAAGAGACTGAGGAACCTGAACCGGCAGAGACCCTGACCGATGAAGAACCTGAGACTGATGTCACTGAAGATGAAGCAGTCGAGGCTGAGGTTGAGCCGGCCGTTGAAGAGACTCAGGAAGAAGAGGTTGAAGAAGAGGAAGAGCCTAAGGATAAGGCGGTGAAGAAAGCGGAGAAGGACGCCGATAAGCACAAGCAGGAAGTGCAGGACGCGCAAGATGATCTGGATCTTCCAGACATTGAAGTGCCGAAGCTGTAACCGTAACGGCATACAGGGAGGGCAAAAGCCCTCCCTGTATGCTGCGTATCGAACATTACATGTCAGCAACCTTAGTGGAGGGGAACGCACGCCCCTCGCCCCAGATGATGCGGACAGCCCCATGCCCTGCCCGTGATCTGGACGACTCCATAGAATTCTTGGCGTATCGTCCGGTACCACCTACCCCGTAATCCACCCCAGACACCGCCCCCTTAGGACCATAGATACTGGCGGCTTTAGGTGTAATCGCCGGGGATTGGGTAGACGTCCCATTGGTGTACAGTCCGGCTGAGCCTGGTCGTTCGACGGTACTGTTATATCCCGGCGGCGTGCCGGCGTTACCGCCTACTCCACCACCCACCCCGGCGCCGAATTCAGTACCATTATGACCAGTACCTGCCCATATACCTAGAGCACTGGATATATTGTCCGTGTCGGCGGCAATGGTGCCTGAGCGAATTGGCGCTACTGCAGAACCACCGCTACCGACCACAATGGTCAATTTATCTCCTGGCGTCACAGCAATGCGGTTCTTATATCGTAGTCCGCCACCCATCGCTACGAAATCGGTATCCACGTTACTGGTAGGGTAGACTCGTGGTTGGGCGCCTGGTCCGATCACGACGACGCATACTTCATAGACCCCTTCCGGAACGGTCCATGTGTATGTGCCCGGTATCGTGAATGCCTGCTGACCAACAGCTGGTGGGGGTGGAGGAGGCGGTGGTCTCATGAACCGTCGTCTAGCATTGTCTGCTGTTGTGATCAGAATATTCATACTGCACCTGTTAAGTTAAGTCCCTCATAGCATTTACCCTTACCGTTTCGTAAATTAATCCTCCTCTGACTAATTCTCTGAATAAATTCGAAATGCTATAAAAGCATTGTCGGAAGGGACTGGAGACAATGCGCAAGCGGAGGAGCGGAGCTCCGACTTCTTCTTTTCTTTTCTGTGAGCACCGCGTAACCGTTATGAATCATTCTGTTGAGAAAACCAAACTCCTGGCCGATCTAACTTTCATTGAGAAGATCATCACTGCCATCGAAGACGCTGTCGATACGCGTCAACAGGAATTACAACTACCCACCCGTAACTACTTGAGCCATGACCTGGAGAAGGCCGTGAACACCTTGCGGATACGGAAAGTGGGCATCCATGCTAAACTCCGTCGACTGGGAGAGTGAGACGACATAAGGGAGGAGCCTCGGGCTCCTCCTGTTATGCTGGGTGTCACTTAAACGAGGTCGGGACTGGGTAGGAAGCGGCGTCGTAGATCGCAGCATGGGTGATCCGCAGGCCGAGGAGACTGCCGACCAACTGCCAATAGACGTTTCCTGAACCACCGCCCCGACGGCTACCCAGACGGATGGGTTGGGTCGTGACCAAGGTGATGTCATTTGTCCTTTCTAGGGTGCGTACCCGCGTACCATTGACGTAGGTCGAGACAATGCCGGCCTTGCGTTCGATGACGATGTGGTGCTGGGTATTGACACTCAACGCTGCCGACAGTGGATAGGAGTAATCCATCCCACTGGAGTTGGCAAATCGAATCCATGGGTTGCCGTTGGAGAAGAAGTACATGACATCCAGGTTATTCGGTTGACCGGTGGCGGCCCAGGTCTGCCAGCTGAACAAGGGCACCACCATGCTGCCATCCACAGGTTGCGGCTTGATGGTGCTGAAATCAAACACCGCCTCGAACGTGAAGTCGCCCGTGCGGGGCAGGTAGCTGGCATTACTGGGCAGTGTGGCGGAAGAGCCGTCGGTCCCGTCAAACTTGAGCGACGCCACTTCACCACCGAACACCTTGGTGGTGTCCAACTTGATGTTGTTCGGATGACTGATAGTGACAGACGCACCCGTGATGACATCAAAGGCCCTAGTGGCGGTAAACCCCAACTGGAAGCGGATCTTGTCTTTATAGGCCTTAAGGTTGTATTTCTTACGGCCTTGGGATGCTGCTACAAATAATGGGTTCACGATAGATAACCTGAAGCAGTTGGATAAAAGGACCCTTACATAGGATTCGTCAAGCTGAACAGTGAATAAATACTAAACCGGTATATGGGTGTGACCAGGGTAAGTGCTCTGGTACCCAAGCGCAGCACGATGACGATGAGGGAACAGGGAATGGACACCGTACAACTCACGTACAATGCCAACCAGTGGGCCGGTATCGCACACCCCACCGCCGTGGACTCGGTCCTACGCTTTGTGCAAAACTGTGAGCGTGACCTGCGCATGCTCAACATCCTGGCCAAGGACGGTAATCAGGACGACGGATGGGTCTATGAAGTGAGGGTCTCGGACGACCATGAGCGCCTCTATATGGTGCTCAATGGAGCATGGACCATCCACGAAGTGCGAGTCGCCCCAGAGGGCGGATTGGACCTGATTGAGGTGTACACACCCAGTCAGGGCGAGCAGGATGCTTTGCAGCACCTACAGACGGCTTTGAGGGCTTCCAAGAGCTTTGAGCTGATCCTCTGAGGGCTAAGGGATAAATTCGATTCGACTTCGTTATGAAGACACATTACTAACGTGAAGTGGTCACTTCTTTCGCTTACTTAAGCTGTCGATCGTTTGATCGCACGGACGCTATCGTAAAAAATAACGCATCGACACAATGGTATAAGGGACAGGTACCGAGCCCTTGCATAGCCCGAGAGAGCGATAGGCACATTCGCCATCGCCCTCGGCTATGACCCTATGTCTGCTGGACCGTACACCCACCTGGCTACGAGGATTTCAAGTTCATGCCCCAACTTATGTTTGCCAACATCACCCCGGACGATCAAGTCAACAGCCACTTTGTAGCACTCGGCTCGGATGATTGCCCCGATGGGCAAATCTCCTTGGTGGGCTATTTGGAACCTGGTTACCACATTGAGGTGGGTGATCCGCAGGGGATCAATGAGGCGAAGGTCATCGTCAAACGGGTCGTGGTCAATGACCATGTCGACGATGAGAAAGTCGAGGCCTATAAAGCCTTGCGCGATCCGAATGGCGTGACGGTCAAAGAAGTCCGTCGGGTCTTGGGAGCCAACCGGGACGATGACATCCTCATTATGATGCTGCCCGATCCTTCATTGCGCCAACATGCCGTGGCTGAGTCAGAAGCCGAGCCAGCCCCACCTGCCTTGGTCAGCACGGTGTTGAACATCGCGGACATGATGGCAGCGTGGGCGGTTGGAGAACTGACCTTGCAATACCACGCCGAGGTCTTGCACCTCATGGACGTCCGACCAATCCGGGTCCAAGCGGCGCCGTACGAAGAACGCGATTTCAAACGCATGGTCCGAGCCCTGACCCCAATGATGCACCGTCGGGAACTGGCCGTCGATAACGATCACCATGTCTTTATCAAAGTCTCGCTGTTTGGCAAAGCCCGTGTGGCCTTTGGCAGCATGCATGAAGAAACCATTGAACGGGAATACATCATTCCGGTGTACGCCCTCGCGCCACGTGCCTGAACAGGAGCCCACATGCTGAACCTCCCTGCTGCCAACGATGACTGCGCCAGCGACACCGATTCCATGTTGCACTTTCTTCATCAATTCCCCATTGAAGCCAGCCATACCCCAGAACCGGTGGGCAGGGTGTGTTACGATGACGGGGAGTTGAAGCCATAATGGTAAAAAATAACTAATCTCACATGTAGTATAGGGAACAGGTACCACTCATTCCCTGGGCAGCCTTGGAGATGCGATAGACACATTGGTCATCGCCTCCAGCTGCCATCTATGCCGCCTCACCGATCGGCTATACGGTCGGTTCTTTTTTTGGTTGTTGGGGCAAATGGTAAAAAATAACAAATGTGGATACTATTATAGGAGAAGGTACCGGATCTCCTGGGGCAGCTGCAGGAGCGCGATAGGCAATAGCCATCGCCCCTGGCTGACCATTATTCCGCTTGCAAGGACACCCCTATGAACGATGCCGTTCCACCCGCCCCTGCTGCAAAAGCGCGTCGGTACCATACCACGCCTGAGCCGGAGGGTGCATCGTCTTTGCCGCCTTTGGTACGGCGGCTGTTGAATGACGCGGTCAGCCCAGCCTTACTGGAATCACCGCCGTTAATTCGTCCGCCCCATGGGCCTGTCAAGCGTTAACAGTTTGAGCACGTAGCATCGGGAACTCCCCTCCCCTTGACCCACGCTGGTAGTCCAGCACCTGCAAGAGAGCCTCCTCAGAACGGGCTCTCTTGCAGGTGGGTCCTTTTTGCCGGCTCGAATTATCGATTCGAATTATTTTCAACGATACATGGTAACAGTGAGTAAGCAGAATGATCTCTTACTTTAACCTGAATCAAAGGAGCATTACCATGTTCGGACGTATCGTTGTTGCTGTAACCATCATCGTGGCTGCCAACATCATCCTCGATAAATACTCCCACTCCAAGCTGCGTCAGAAAGTACTGAACAGCTAAGTTGCATCAGCCTGGAGGCTCTTGCCCCAAGAGCCTCTACGTGATTTAACTTGATCGACACCACTGTGCCAATGGAGGCATCTGCATGACCAACATGAATGTGAGCGCCATTGGCGCGATGATTGAATTCCCCTTCTTCCACGAGATCAATGTCAACGGTGAAAAGCAATTGGCTTCGGCTGCGCTGATCAACCTGCGTAAGATCCCCGTGGTCCAATTCCTCAAGGACTTCTACTACCGCACCCCTGCGGGTACCTTTGTCAAGTGCATGCAAGTCACTCAGCGCCACCCGGAGCTGCATGACAAGTTTCACGAAGACATGATTGCCTACATGGGTTAACCTTCCGCCTGCTTGGAGCCTCTCATGAAAATCGCCCATCGTTACACCGCTGAACAAACTGAGAACGACCTGCACGATGCTGACGGTCAGTTCTTCTTCCGCCGACAGACCAAGTACGGCATCCATTGGGAACTCGCCCGCTTCAGTGAGGGCGTCAGTACCGAACAAGCCAAAGCGCTGATCCGGGCTGAAGGCTACTACCGCTTCATGCACGAGGACAAGGTGAAGTTCGACTACCTGCCGGTGCGGGTGGTGGAACCCACCATGCTCACCTACCACCTGATCGAAGATGCACTGAAGAAACACTTCAATGAGTAGCGCCCAGTACTACATCGGTCTGGGCGTTATCTTCATTGGCTTCCTGATTCTTAACAACCTGTACACCGCACCACCTATACCCTAGATCTTAAGGAGATCACCATGAAAGTTATCGAAGTCAGCATTAAAGAGCGTCACAAAGCCCTTGCGACCACCGCCATGATTCGAGATGGACGTAAAGTGAAATGGAGCTATAAAGATGAAGTGACGTTCAAGCGTAAGGGCGACCGCTTTGATTTGGACGAAGTGGTCGCTGACGGCGATCGCCAACGTGTCTGGCTGAGCACTGAGTTCAAAGAACTCTCGAAAGCCCACCGTGACCTGGTCAAAGCCGCGGCTCACCTGCTGGGTCTGCGGGGCTTCTATGTCAATGAGGAATTCATTGTCCTGACCCAGAAACTTGAAGTAAAAGAAGTGCGGGTACTGGCCCTTGAAGAAATTGAAGAGCCTGCTCCACGTCACCTGACGACGCTACCGATGGCTCAAGAAAGGGCCCTCAGTGGATATCGTCGCGAGCCTAAACAACATCAACCAGAAACCCGTCTCAACATCGGTATCTCGATACTGGGACGCGGTCTATCGTTCCTCGCTCAGCGCAGATAACCCCTAGCCCACAGGAGGGCGCAATCATGTTCAATAAACTGTTCGGTAAAAACGTTCGCGCTCTCCAATCGGAGCTGGCGCATGCCACCCACATGTTCGCCCATGCCATGCGTGTCTATGGCGTGAGCAGCAAACAAGCCCTGGCCTACGAAGCCAAAATCAATCACCTTGAAGCCATGCTGGCTAACTGATACGGAGCATCACCATGAGCAATACCACCTTCGCTGTACTGGTCGTCGGTGCTGGCATTGTTGGCAGCATCATCGGTTACAAAGCGGTTGAGCACCTTCCCGATCGCATCAGTCTCTTTGGTCGCACATTGGTGCGCAAGAATAAAGGTTGACGGCATAGGGAGGAGGGCATGAGCCCTCCTCCTGTTGCTTCTTTCTTTTTTTCTTTAGCTCACTTTGAGCATGCGCGGATGCAGACCGGCCACCAACTTCTGGGTGACCTTGGCACAACACTCAGCCTTGGTGATCTTCCCATCCTTGTTGATGTCCAGGCCTTTGTTTTGCACGTAGGTGGTCGGACGGGTCTTCGCGTCCCAGAGGACGTAGTCGTCCGGCTTGCCTACTGCCACGGGCCACAGGATGCGCATGTAGACATCGCCCAGGTTCTTCAGCTTGCCTTTGTAGGGCTGGAAGAACTTCTGCACGTAGAAGAGCTGCTCTTCAGCCGTGAGCTTGACCAACGCGCCTACGGTGGTACCGACGTCCTTGGCTGCGGCAGCGCCAAACTGGATCAGGCCGTAGTACGGTGCACCGGCGCCGTTCTTGATGCTCGGCGAGAACGTCTCACCGGTCTCGAATGCCATGCAGGCCATCAGGTCATCCGGACCGTTGTTGGGCATGGCCAGGCCACTTGCGATGTGCTTGACGATCTTGATGAATTCGTCACTGACCTTCTCCGACCAAGCCGTGGCATTACAGTACGCCAGGAAGATCGGGTCGATGCCGTGTTCAGCAACGGCCTTTTTGCGAGCGGCTTCCGTCAGGCGACGGGCGTTCATGAACGAGCCATGACTCAACGGACCCCACGCCCCGTCGATGAGACCGGTGTACAGTCCCATGGCTTTCATGCCACGCTGCAGTTCTTTCAGTTGATTAACTGTTGCTGCCATTTTGTTCACTCTCAATGAGTTCGAGCATTGCCGGATAGCAGTCTCGGAGTTTCTCGAATTTATAATCGCGAAGCATGCCATTGAAGACCTGATCCGGATTAGTCGTGCGGCGATATTCGAACCGCAGTCCCTCACTGTCGACCGCCAACGGGGTCGAGGGGGTGGTTGCAAAACGGGTGATGTGCACGGCGTTGGCAAAGGAGAACGGACTGTTCAACAAGGTCCGCCACTGTGCAGCACTGGCCGCTTGCTCTTCCGACTCTTGCGTGTAAGAAGACAGGGACATAGGATCTGCGAGGACCTTGACGTTGAGGAAGTCGTTAATGATAGCGTCTTCCAGGTGCAACATCTTCGGTGTATGGCTGGTCTTGGTACGGAAGTACAGACGGTTCACCGCCGGACGGCCCCGTGGGATATACGGGTGTGGTTCACCACCGTCTTGCGGGGCGGCTTCATCTTCCTTCCACCATTCCATGCTGTAGCCAACGATGGCGTATTGCAGGTCAGACAGGAAGTTGAACACCACGGCATCTTTGATACGGGCGAAGGGACGCAGTTGCACCCCGGCGTTATCCAGCAGGCGTACCACTCGAAATTGCCCGCGATCAGCGCCGGTGTAAAGAGGGGTTTCTTCAGACATGGGAGGTTCCTTCAGAGGTTATCGATCATGTAGTATTCGTGCAGCAACGACAACCGCACCTCTTCAGTGACGTGTGAGACGCTGTGCTGCGCATAGCTCGGGAAGATCCAGACGTCACCTTGCTTCGGACTGATCCGGAAGTTGGCAAAGTGGTGGTTGCGCATGCGCTTGGGATAGCCACGCATGGCATTGAGCCTGGGGTCGAACATGTTCAAACCATTGGTCGAGTCGTTGGGGTAGCAGATGGCCGAGAGCACACTGCCAGGATGCAGGTGAGCGTACAACCCTTCCCCTTCGACGATCCACTTCCCATTGGTCTCGACGTAATACTTCTCCATGTCCTGACCGAAGTGTTCTTTGCAGAACGCATTGACAGCCGGAGTGATGATCTGATCGCGCATTTCCAGAATGATTGGAAACAGCTCAGGGTCCACGAACCGCTGCCGGTCATCCTCACCGTTGGTCATGCTGTACATGGTAAACACTTCATCGGCCCATGCTTGCATGTCGAACTGATCGGCGACATTGATCCTGGCCACCGGGGTGGCCCAGAGTGAAAGCGTTTCCATGTCAGACCTCCGTCAAGGATTGGATGCCCGCTTCTGTGCACTCGAGCAGGCAGTACTGTACAGATTTAGGTGCCCAGCCCGATTCCAGCCAGTTAGGCAATTCTTGGAGCTTCTCGATGATCGCATCGTACGTCTCAGGGTCTTGACGGTACGGTACGAAGTACGGGTCCTGCCCTAAGAACAGGTCTTCATCGTCGAGCACCGTGTGGATGTCAAGCCCGTAGATCTCCTTGAGCTTGAAGGCGTAGATGATTGCCACCGCATAGCTCTTGGCCGGATAGATCAACGGGAAGGTGGCCGCCTCGAAATACTTCAATGCGTTTTCCACCTTCTCGTCGGCTTCAACGAACTCCATCAGCTCAAATGCATCGGAGTGCTCCTGTACCAATTCATCGTACAGCTTTTGGAACGGTTTATACGGCAGGGTATTCATAGTTGGTCACCAGCGCCATGCGCAGTTCATCGTGAGGGGATTTGTCCACGGCATGGATCGTGTCACCTTTGAAGATCACAAAGCGACCTGCCACCGGCTTGATCCGCTCATTGATTCCACAGGGATCGACCACTAACTCGCCTTCAGCATCGGTCAGGTACAACACCGAGGTAAAGGCATTGGGCAGGTGGTCGTGTGGGGTCAGGCCTGCGGTGCCCACATGGACGTGGTTGGAACAGGCGTACAGCTCAGGGCCTGCATCGACATGGGTTTTGACTAAGGGCAACAGGTGTTCGTCAGTAAACTGCTGAATCACCGGGTTCTCGATAAACCCTTTGTTGTGCTCGCACAAAGCGGCTTCAAAGAGCCAATCAGGCAATGCCACGTTGTCAATGATGATGTACAGAAGGTTCATTATTCGTAAGCCTGTCCGTCTACGATCATAAGGTCCCAGCGATTCTTCATCTCGATGAGGCAGGTGGCACTCCCTGTCTCCTCCATCAGATGTTGCACGTCACACCGGGCACAGTTGTCCAGAAAGCAGCAGTCGCCGCACTCAGGGTGTTCACTGTATTTGATCAGGTTGTTGATGTAGGCCTGCTCACGGTTGTCAATCAGACGCTCACCGGTCCAAGGCTTAGGTAGTTCGTACTTGTCCTTGTACAGGGTCAGGTTTTCCACCAGTACGATGGTCGAATACAGCTTACCGGTCCGGTAGGTGTACTCATAGCCTTCTTTGGTCCCTGGGATCAATGGCACGAACTCATGGGTGTTGATCTTCGTCTTGACGAAATCCGAAAACTGCTTGATGTCCCGCTTGAAGCGTTCGGCATGCAGGATGTTATCAAACCCTTGTCGGGCGTTGACGAAGGGGAATTCAATCACCTTGTCGATCCCTGAGCCAAAGTCGTAATTGCGCAGCCGGCTAAACGACTCGTCATTGAACTGACTGAGGTTCTCTTCCTCGATATTGACCGTGGCATACAGGCGCGTGAAGGAGGCTTTCTTCAGCAGACTTTGGAAATACGCCAACCGCTCCTTCATCATGCCCATGAACTTCTCGTTGGCCACATTCTTCAAGGTAAAGGGTGTGCCGATGTTGACGTACTTGCCTGGCATCAACTCATCGCACAGCGCTGCCAGCTCCGGCAGGTTACGGTCATGCAACATGGCCGCATTCAGGGTCAGCACCTTGTAGTACGAGGCGATCTGCTTGATCACCGGGTGCCGCAACACAGCAAAACCATTGTCACTGCTGGTGATGTCCGTCGGCCCAATCTTCAGCTCCAACATCCGCCAGTCGTTTTGCTTAAGGTCTTCAAGCAGCCCCAACAATGCCTTGGCATCGTCTGCTGGGACATCGAACTCAGCGAAGTTCTTATCGACGGTGCAGCCTGAACAACTGTAGCCACACCCTTTCAACACCTCCAACCCTAAGTTGAAGGTTTGCGAGACGCGATCAACGTGCATACTCAAGCCCTACCAAGCAGTCTTTGATACCCATGAATTTCATGATGCTGGTGATGCCCTTCTCCGAACAACTGGAGACGTACGGACACTCCATGCAGGGCGTGTCTTTCAGGTACTCCAGAGACGCGTCAAACGCCTTCTGACGGGTCGCTAAGAGATTATCCATAGTCCAGGGCTTGGGCACGGTGAACGCGTCTTCCAGGAACGGACAGTCGTCTTTCAAGAAGGGTACCCAATACAACTTGCCGTCGGTGTACAGCAGGTTCATCATGGTCCCGGTGTTCAGGCACAGGTCCGGGTTCTTGCGCCGTTCATCGGTGCCATTCAACTGCTTGTAGTACGAACTGATCCGATAGCTCATGCGCTGGATCTGCTGCGCCACTTGCAAGTCCTTGATCGGCGCACGCCCGTAGGGGATGTTTAAAATGTCATCCTTGTCGACCGGGAACTCCACATCAAAGCCTTTGATCAGCATCTCCTCGAACTCGTCGTCGACGGTGTCCTTGGTGCAGTTGACCACAAAGCCTGCTTCGTTCAAGAAGGCGTTGTGCAGGTTGTCCTTGATGTGATTCAACTTCATGTTGATCATGTCGCTGAACTTGTTGGTCTTGAAGAAGTGTGGGGCTGCCGGTATCAAGAAGCGAATCGGTTTACCCGGTACGCAGACATCAATCTCCTGACACATGGCGGTGTACTTCTTCAGGTCCTTCTCGAGGAAGGCTGCGTTGAAGGTCACCTGATGAAACAGTTGCGTCATGGATTGAAAGATCGGGTGCTCCATGACTTCATCTTTGTTGTCGGCACTCATGTAGTCCGTCGGGCCAATGCCCAAATCGAACGCCACGTAACCGACGCCTACCATCTCTTCGATGAGTGCTTGCAGTTCAGGCAGGTCATTGACATCACCGCCCATGGTGCGATCAATCATGCATCCGGAGCAGTGGTGCTGGCACCCTCGGAATAGATCAAGTGTGATTTCCAGCCGTTGTCTGTGTTGGACGAGGTGTGGGTTGTCCATAGGTCGAGTAACCCCTTAAAACCGTTGCAGGAGCGAGACAGATCCTTGACCTCCCGCAAATGCTCGGAGAGGCAATGTCCCATGTACGTGCAGGTGCCACAATGACCATTGGTGGTCACGGCCTGCTTTTCTTTTTCACACCACGCAAGATAGCCGTCGATCCCCTCAACCGGGAGAAAGAACTCATTGTCATTGGCATCGAACTCCAACACCGCCAGTTGGCCGGTCGGGGTGATGTACAGGTGATCGTCACTGAAGGCATTACGCAGCCCTTCAGCCGCTTCTTTCACCTGCCGTTCATTCTCGAAGTAAAACTGCCGCTCAGGATGCTCTATAACGCCCCATACGAAGCGTTCGAACTCATCGTAGTACACTGGTTGGGCATTGGCCTGATTCGCGCTGTACGGCTTGATCTCGACGTCCTTAGCGTTGCTCAACAGGTTCATGGTCTGAACGAATTCATCCACACTGACGCTGTCCAAGAACTTACGGCTGGCCAAGGTCAGGATGGTGTACGGGCGCGGTAGACTCAGGAGGTTGTTGAACACCCGCTCGTGCATCTCCCGTGCTTCGAAGTCGTAGGAGACTGACAGATCGAAATCCATATCCTCGGTGATCTCATTGGTCAAGGTGAGGTTGGTCACCAAGACAATGTCATCGATCCCGTACATGTGCAGGATGTCTTTCAGACCCCGCAGGTATTCTGGTGGCAACAGCAGGACTTCTCCGCCGTACAAGTCCACATGCCCCACGTCGTAATGAGCGATGATCTCAAGCAGGACCTCTTCGAACTTGTCCAACTCAAGGCGTGTCCGATCCCCCAATTGCTCAGGGGTCAGGTAGCAAAACTCACAACGCAGGTTGCAGTAATAAGACGGGTTGACGCTGAGGTTTATTTTTGGCTTGGACAAAACAATCCCTCCGCAATGATGATGCAAATGGCCATCGCCAGTTTGTTTGCCTTCATGCCATTAACCCCGATGCGTCTTGGCGTGTTGCTTGGCAAGGTCCATCAGGGCCTCACGCATCGCCAGTTCGAAGTCTGCAAACCCAACGGTCGTCATGCTTTGGTTACGCGCCATCAGCTGACGGACAATGGTGTCAGCCTCGCGCTCCAGTGCTTGTTTGAGATTGATCAGCAGGGTTTCGTGGGTGAGAATAGCCATGTTAACCTCGAGCGATGATTTGGACCGATTCGTCCACGTAAGGGGTAGGGGTCAGGTAGTCCTGCATCCCGTTCAGTTCGATGAGCCTTGGAGCAATGCTTTTCATGGTCTTGCAATGGTGCTCGGCCAGGCCCAACCGTTTGGTATCAGCCACCGTCTTTCGACACCCATTACAGATAAGGAACATCGGACAGGCATTGCACGATTCTTTCATCGACCACAGTTCTTCTTGATCGCGCAACGGGGTAAAGAACTCCCCAGCCATTTCTTTCTCAAAGTCAATGGGGTATTTCAGATCATCCCCAAAGGCCCCACAGGAGAAGTAGCCGTTGTTAGGCTGTAGGCTGCGAATACCACTGTCGCAATCGCGCGACAACGGACAGATGGTGTTTTGCGTCTTGATGCGCTTGACCATTTGCTTGGTGTTGAATTCCCACTGCATCAAGCCGGCATCGTAGATCTCGATGTAGGCTTTGTACATATCGGCTTGGGTGTACATCGTCTCAGCGTTACCCATCGCGATGCCTTTTTTGACCACCACAGGCCCTGAGGCAACAGCATAATTGACCTTGGCCTCCACCCCGAGCCGTTGGGCAAGACGCACGGTATCGAGGACCGTGTGCGCATTGTCCTTATCGATCACCGCAATGAAGTCCGGACGATAACCGACACGCTCAAGGAAGAGATCACTGACGGCAACGAATTCTTCTTCGGTCAGAGGGGTACCGTCTCCCTTCAACCGCTTATCGCCATATTGGAACGAGGTGGTGACACCCAGTCGTTCATGGCGGAACAGGTCTTGCCATTTCTCAGGCTTGACGTAAAACGGCCAGAGATTGGAGGTAAACGAGATGGACGCATTCGAACCCAACCGGTCTAACATGGCAATCATGTCCCAGTAGTACTCAGGCGGCATCATCAACGGATCACCGCCGTTGACAATAATCGTCCGGGTCTCGGGGAAGCGGGCAATGAACCGTTCCAGTTGAGACAGGTCGACCACTTCCTTATTGTCTTCACTGAGGTAGGTGCTTGAACAGAACGTGCACTTGAAATTACAGAGTGCCGTTGGTTTCAGAATGACATCCACGGACTACTCCTTAGGCTACCTGTTGGGCTTTACGCTGACGCAGGTGATTGACCATATTGACGATGGTGTAGCCGTCGGTGGACAGTTCGCGGTCGACTGGATCAACCGGATCGAGGCCTTCATCACGCATCCATTGAATGGCTTGTTGGTACCCGTCTGGGGTCAGGGGGAAATCGTGTACGGACATGATGGCAGTCTCAGAAGAAAGAATGCAGTAAGGGAGAAAACATCTTACTGTTTAGGTCATAACATGGGAACGCTGACGAATTCCCGATAACTAAAATTCATACGAGCTGACTTAAGTATAAAAATAAATACAAACGGCATATAGGCTCCGGTTGCCCGGAGCCCGTATGTCACGCTTCGACAATCTGATCAAACATCAGCTTGATCTGACAGATGTCATTGCTCTGCTCGATAAACGAGTGATGGAGGAAGCATCGCATGCCACACCGCGAGTAGTACTCACAGGTAAAGCAGTTGTACTTCTCAACAAAGCGCAGTTCCGCTTCGTCTTTGGCTTTAAGGCCTTCACCCTCATCAAGGATGGCGTTCTTCCCAGCTTCTGACCAGCACGTGCTCACGACCCCGTCTTTGTTGACGATCTTCGTGGAGCGGCAGGTGGTCTCATTGAACGCGTTCTGTTTCCAGTCCTTAATCGGATAGGAGTTAGGATAACGCTCGTTGAGGTGCAGGTACAGTTTACTGATCAGGTCTTCATCCGGTTGGATGTACTCGTACATCTGACTGGGGATGTAGTGATCGAAGTACACATCGAAGTGTTCGCACATCCAGGCCACTTCGTATCCTTCATTCTCATTCAGGAAGGCCTCGATGTTCTGCTTGGTGATCACAACGTTGATGGTCTTGACCCAGTCCTTGACGCGCTGCAGATTGTGCATGAACACCATCCGGCTGACGCGATCAAAACGACCCGCGGGATCATACGACGTTGCAATTTGGACCCTACCGTGAGCAGAGAGACGACTGACCAGCTTGATCAAGCGTTCCACCCGGTGGTAGACCAGGTTGGTGCCCAGCACCAGCAAGGCTTCGTCGAAGTGCTCGAAGACGCGCTTGCCGGCCTGGTAATACTGCTCGAACATCTCATCGGGGATCTCATCGAGGAACAGCTCACCGCCGGTCATGTTCACCACGTACGGTTGACGTGGATCGGTGTTGGCGATGAGCGTTTCGACTTTCTCAGCGATGGTGTCAAACCCCACCTTGGAGTCGTGGTCCTGATGGCAGAACGAACACCGTAGATTACAGTACTCAAACAGAATCAGGTGCGCTTCTTTCCACTTACCCTTCTTCTCTTGGAGGATGTTCACTACGGGGATCAGTTCCATTACCATTGTGCTCCTTTGACGCACTGACGCAGGACGTCGATGTCCTCGTTCAATACGTAGCGGATGAGGTTCTCGTCGTACTTGCCCGAGTCCGCGTTCGGCAGAGCCAGACGCTTGGCCCCTTTGAACATGGTCTTGACGCGATCTTTCATCGCTTCGGGTTCGTAGATGTTGGCATCGTTCTGCATGAGCTCAAGGATCAGGCGAGTACGCCCAGCCGTTGGGCCTTCATCACAGAACTCGAGGACCTTGATCAGTTCCTTGAGCAGGCCAATGGTCCAATCCTTGGTCGGGTCGTTTTCGAACACGCCAGGCTGCAAGAACATCGGGTTGTTCAGGTAGTGGAAGTGCAAGGTGCCTTCGAACACGCTCTTGCCGTTCATCAGCGTGTCCATGTCACAGCCTGCAAACTCCCACATGCCAGGATCAGCAATCATCCGACCCCAGACATCGAGGGCGTCATGGGTGTTGGCCAGAGCGATCCGGCGCAGGATGTTGCGCAGGGTCTTGGGCAGCTTACCCACACGGTCGCAGGTCATCAGACGCAGGATGCGCCATTCCAACGACACGTCGTCCGGCGCTTGACTGAACAACTCGGTCATCGCCGCTTGATGCGGGTCTTCGAACTTGAACAGCTCTTCGATGGTCTTGGCGTTGATCACCACTTCGGCCAGGATGTTCGACGCCGGCTTGCGGATGTTCAGCAGCGAGACGTTGAAGGTGGCCTTCTTGCAGAGGAAGATCCAACGGAACACATCGAGGGTGACCGACGGGAGCAAGGCCTTCACCGCCATGGCATACAGACGCAGATAGGTCTTGCCATCGGCGAAGATGAAAGTCTTCTCTTTGCTGTTGAATGCTGCACCCATGGCCGCTTTGAACTCGTCCTGACCCAGGTCATCCAGGGACACGGCGTAAGTCAGCTGTTCGGCTGCCTGCTCGTGTTGTACCGGCACGTGCTCATAGCCAACGTGCGGACCGAAGGCAATGTAGGGGTTGTCACGGGTGATACGCGAGTCGATTTCGACGTAGGCTTTACTGCGCAGGTGATACATGTTCGATTTCCTTCATCATCTGGGAGGTCTTTTCCACCACGCCTTGCATCGGCGGTAGGATAGCCTGGAATTCAGTCGGGCACTGGGACGCCAGCAGACCGAGGAAGTAGGGGTTGTTCTTACTCGCAAAGAACTTGAACAGGTTGTCCCCGGCGAAGATGTACTCGTTAAAGTACGTCTTGTTCCAGTTGTAATCGGACTCTTGAACACCCTCAATCAACAAGGGGAATAGTTCGTGCTCGATCAACCTGACGAAGTTGATCCCCACCATGCTGTCATCGGTGTCTTCCGGGTACTTGGCCTCGACATCGGCCTTGAAGTCCGGTTGACAATACAGGGCGAACAGCGGCAACGAATCCACACGACGCAACCAGGTCTCAATCAGATCCTGATGGGCATCGATAAACGGAACCGGATCGAACGGCAGATGACAGGGTTTGCCAGTTGCTGCCAGCAGGACGTTGATGGCCAGGTCTTCCAGATCCGGAATCGAGGCCAGCTGAGGACACTGCAGGTAATCGACCAACAACTCGATCAACCCTTCGGTGCTCTTGAATTCCAACCGGCAGTTGATCTGCAGGTTAACCAAGAACGTCAGAAAGGCACGCCCTTTGAGACGACTGTTATCCACGTCCAGCACGAACTGGATGTCTTCGGTGAACTTACGCTTGAGTTCTGCAAGCGGAATCGGGGCGGTGGTGTGGATTTGAATGGGGGTGATCGGCTGTTCGCTCATGATGGGGCTCTCGGCTGATGGAGCTGGTTGGCGCCAGCTCCGGGTTGCATGACAAGTCATGGATGTTAACGGCGCCCACGGGCGCAGTGACAGTTACTGTGGCAGCTGGTATGGCAGATCACACGCGACAGTTGCAGTGTGGTGTTCCGCGCGGCACTCACGTAAGCCGTCCAGAGTTCATCGATGGAGGTATTCAATGCAGCGAGGTCCATTTCAACCCCTTCACGCATCAGCGACATGGCCGGACTGTTACCAAATGCGCCCACCGAGTAGGCGGTGTGAGCCACCGCGGTGCCGTTGTATTCCAGGATGTCGCCGTTGCCACTGGAATATCCCGACTTGCTGCGGTAGATCAGAATCTGCACCGTACGGATGGCACTGAACTGATTGGCGAAGTTACGCAGCGCTGCCACGGCTTGAGACACCGACGGTTCACCGGCACTGAAGTTGGCACGCGAGAGTGAATCGCCCCGCCCGCCTGTCGTACCACCGAACCAGCCCGGATCGGAGTTGGCCGGGTAGCTGTTGGTGCCCCAGGAGATACCACTGTTGCAACGGTCACGAATCCGGGCGTTGGCTTGCACCGCGATCCGGTTACGAGTAATTTGTTCGGTCATGGTTACACCTTCAAAATCAAATTGGATTGCTGGTTACGCCCAGACAGATAACGCAGGGTGTTCTTCAGACCCCCGCAGCGACCATCTTGCCAAGGCAGTCGATGGCAATCGCCACCGCATAAATCGAACACATCGCACGACAAGCATCCATCGCCCCACGTCAGCTCTTCGGCAATCTCTTGAACCAGGCCATCTGAGGTCAGGAAGGCATCGACGCCGTCCTCCAACCGAGCATGGTGCAACGAAGCCGCTGCGTTAGGGCAGCCCGACAGTGTCCCATCGGAGTTGATCGTCACCAGGTTCTGCTCACAGTTGCGGCAGTTGGTATCGACCTTGACACGGTTGGACTTGAGTTTCTCTTCGATGATGTCCAGCGTCTTGATCTTGACGCGGCCTTGACGGGCTTTGTACCGATGGTAGAGAGCAAGGTACCAGTTGTCCTGCTCTTCATTGTCCGGGAAGATCCCCACATTACACTGGGCACTTCCGTCCATGGTCAGACGCTCTAGCGAGACTTCATCGACCGCCAGGCTTTCCATCTGATCCAAGAACCAATCGGCAGTCATGGTCAGCAGTTGACGACTGACCGAAACCTTGAGGGCAATCCCCACACCATGTTCTTTAAGCGTTTCCAAATTACGTTTCCATAACTGGAACTGCTTGTCGTTGCTCCAACGAATCCAATGGTCCCAACTGGTTCCAATGAACCCGCCAAAGTAATCCTGAATAAACGCAATGTGCGCCTCGGTCAACTTGAAGGTCAGGTTGCTGTTGGCACACATGGTCACATGCGGGTGTTCGATGAACTGATCCGCATAACGCTTGAGCTTCTCCAAGGGAACCAAGAATGGCTCACCGCCATGGAACTCCATGTGGTAATGCGTCCCCATCGGGTACTTGGCCATAAATGACCGCACCCACTCGGCTGTCACGTCGGGGTCGAACTGGGTCTTGTCCCCGTTCTTGCCATTGGTGAAGCAGTGGTGGCAATCGAGGTTACAGGTACCGGTGGTTTTGACGTAGATGGTCTTATTGAGGCTCAAAGCTTTTGCTCCAGGAACAGTTCCAAGCCAAAACTCAGCATCAGGGAACTGTCGGTGTTGATGGCACGGTGCGGATGATTGCGCGGGATGTACAGGGTGTCCCCTGCCCGCAGCACCTCGTGTTGATCGATGGATTCAAAATCCTTACCGCCAGTGACGACATGGACCACCACGTCATCCGGGTCGGTGTGCATCGAGAAACTGGATGAACCCTTAGGGGAGATGAACAGGTGGCAGGACACGTAGCCGACATGACCAAAGTGCGCTGCCAACCGTTGACACTCCCTGAACATCGTGGCATTCAGGCGTTCATAGCCTTCAACCTTAATGGGCTTGTCACTGTGCTGCAAATACTCCAAAGGGCTGTTGACCCCATAGGACGCATCGTTGAACACGTACTTGACCAACCCCTGTTCATAAGGGTGGGGACTTGCCAGAAAGTCATCTACCATCAACAGCTCTTCGGTGATGCCTTGGAACTGAAAATCGATTTTCTGTAACATCTGGAAAGTCCCCCTAACTGTTAGTTATACAATGTCCGAGATTAATCGGTCCAAAGTGGCGGCCATACTTGTTGCCACGCGCCAGCGACGGTTGCATACAAACGACCACCGGCTACCAGCATCTGAATCTGCTGATCGTTACCCAGAACCGGGTCATTCGCACCTTCTGCTGCGAAGTTGGTCCAGGTCGCCGGCCAGATCTGACGCCAAGCGCCACTGACGTAGCACTGAAGCTTGTTGTTCACCACACGCATACTGGTGTTCTGGGTGGTGTTCAACCGCACGTACCGGTTGTCGTGGTCAGCCGAGTTGACGTGATCGTACATCCCACCCGCGGTCAACAGGCTTGCATCGGAGTTGAGGGTTCTGCTCCGGGTGATGGCGTTCGGCAGGTTACCTAGGCCGACTTGGGCTTTGGTGGTCTGGTGCGGGTTGTTCAGGTCAGAGACGTGAGCCCGCACCAAGTTACCGGCGATGGCATCAATCGCCTGCTTGACGCGTTGCGGCGTCATGAAGCGGTTAGACAGCGTGCCTTCGACAGCTTCGGTTTGTGTGGCAGTCTGGAAGTTATCCACGTTGCCCAACCCGACCTGGGCCTTGGTGACTTCATGCGGGTTGTTCTTGTTGCTCACGTGCGTGTTCAACAAGGTACCGGCATGGACCATGATCGCTTGGTACGTCCGAAGCGGGGTCATGAACTTGTCGTTGATGGTCGTCGATTCGCCCTGGGCCTGCGTGGCAGTCAGGAAGTTGTCGACGTTACCCAGTCCGACTTGTGCTTTGGTCACGCCATGTGGGTTGTTCTTCTTGGCTTCGTGAGCGTTGACTTCTTCCTTGGCAATGCGCGTACCCAGGACTGTCGTCGTGGCTGGCGTCATGAAGCGGTCTAGCGCCGTACCAGCGCTGGCTTCTACGTCATTGGCAGTTGGGAAGTTATCGACCGATCCCAGACCGACTTGCGCCTTGGTCGTCTTGTGCGGGTTGAGCACATCGTTGATGTGTTCGATCAGCTTGTTGTCGACCTTGTCGATGTTGGCTTGCAGGCCATCACGGATGAACAGCATCTGTTGACGCAGTTCTTCGTGAGAGGCTTCGTCACCGACCAGAATGGCGTTGGTGATCCGCTCCAGCTGCCACACGACGTATTCCCACCCATAGGTGTCGCCGATGTCGTGGATGTGCGGGGCGGCCGGGTACATGGTCGGACGACCGATGATCGACCCCCACTTGACGGCCCGCTCATCGAGGTTCAGCTCAGCGATCAGATCTGCCAAGGCCCCGAGGTTCCAGGAGTACTCGCCACCGACCACTTGGTAGTCCATGCGGACAATGACCGGAGCGGCCATCTTCAGAACGACTGCCGATTGCACGTCCTTACCGCTGCGCAGCGAGGCTTGGGCAAACGGCTGGACCAACAGGTAGTCATCGACAGGCTTGAGCGGCAGGTTCGTTTCATCGTTGTAGATCACGAAACTGTCGGTGTAGAACGGCCCAGCTTTCGGCACGAAGACGCGTTCGGTGTTGGTCGTGATTTCACGACGCTCACCTACGATTTTATTCGTCGGTGACGCACCCGTCAGGTCGAGCGGGTACTGGATAATTGGTGGTACACTCATGGAGCTGCTCCATCGTTAAAGGTAATTCAAACACGAACCCACTGCACCGAAGTGCAGTGGGCAGAGTGCTTAGGTAAACAGCGGCATGGCGTTGTCGATCACCGAAGACAGCTGATCACACAGGCCATTGATGGCTTGGTCGACGCTGGCCTGAGTGGTGGCTGGCGTCATGAGACGGTTGGTGGCCACGCCCCCGAGGGCTTCGGCAGCCGAGGCCGCCGGATAGTTCGGAACCGAGCCGAGACCGACCTGGGCTTTCGTCACGTTGTGCGGGTTGTCCGTACGCGCAACGAAGGTTTGCAGGGCCTTGATCTCTTCCGACCCATCCGTGATCACCGGCGGGTAGACAATCCCTTCCGGCTCAACCAGAATCAGATCGCTGATCTCGTTGGGGGCCGGCGCATTTTCAGGAACGAAGTACTTGTTCGACAGTTCAGTGACCGTCCAACCAGCGCGCTGTCCGATCGTGCGGATGAAGATGTCAATCCACGGGCGAGTGATCTCATCGCCATGGTGAACCACGTAACCGATGTTGATTCGTTCCTCTGCTGGGGTCAGGTGCTTGACGCGCGGTGCCCTTACCAACAACGGCATGAAACTAAGACCGTCTACTGGATAGTCGTTGGTGGTCGACATTTCCAGCAAGATGGTGTGGTGACGTTCAGTCTCCGAGTCCTCGTCACGACCGCCTGTGATCAACAGGGTCATGTCGCCGTACATGTAGTCCAGCGGTTGGAGGAACTTACCAATCTTGAGCCAGTGTTCAGGAGCATCGGTGTAACCACCTTGGGCGTCTTCGACCGGTGGGATCGGTGCAACGGCGTGTTGGAAGTTACCACCTTCAACTGCCGAGCCAATGGCTGCAGCAATCTCAGCGTACGTCCGACCGTCAAGCTTGCCAGCGTCGGCTGCTTTACCCGAGAGGATGTCTTCTTTCGCTTGGGTGTACGTCCGCCCATCGAACTGGTTGGTGTTACCCGACTTGAGACCACCAATCCAGCCTTCGGCCTCACCCTTGTTCATGCCAAAAATGGCCAGGGTATCGGCTGCGGCGGCGGTGTCATCCAGCTTGTCAGCCAGAATCAAGTCCAGTTCTTCAGAGGTGTACGTGCCAACCTGCGCGGCAGTCACCCGGTGTGGGTTGTCTGTGTTGGTGATGTGATCACCGACGCCGCCTTCACCGACCAGAGCGGCCACGGCCCAACGCACAGCCAGCGGCGTCATGTAATGCGCATTGGAGGTCGCGTCTTTGGCCAGGGCTTCACTGGCTACCGGGTAGTTCTGCACACTGCCAAGGCCAACCTGGGCTTTGGTCACACCGTGTGGGTTACTGGAGTTGGCGATGTGATCGCTGACCCCTTCACCGATAGTTTCCATGATGACCATGTTCAACAGACGTGGGGTGATGATCCCACCATCCGTGATCCCTTCCAGCGCCTGGGCTTCAGTGGCCACGCCAATGTTCGGCACGTTACCCAGGCCGACTTGTGCTTTGGTCACTTCATGGGGATTGGACTTGTTATTGACGTGTGCATTGAATGCAACCCCAACAATGGCCTCAATCGCTTCACGCGTGCGCAGCGGCGTCATATAGCGGGCGTTACTGGCACCGGCTTCTGCTTCAGATTGAGTCGACAGTGCGAAGTTCTGCACGTTACCCAATCCCACCTGCGCCTTAGTCGTCTGATGGGGATTGTTCACATCCGCCATGTGCAGGTTCAGTGCGGCTGTGGCGACTGCATCGATCAATTGCTTGGTCCGCAAGGGCGTCATGAAGCGGTTGTTCGCCGTACCCGATGTTGCCTCAGCCGGAGCAGCTGTCGGGTAGTTGTCAACCAGGCCCAACCCGACTTGGTCTTTAGTGACCTCGTGTGGGTTGTTCTTGTTATTGACGTGATCGGCTTGACCACCGGCGGTTTTTTCTTCGATCGCTTTGCCGATGTCATCCAGCTGGTCCACAACTTCACTCATGCCGACGAAATCGTCGATGTTGAAATCGTGGTTGACGACCGGGAATTGGTGGGGCAGTTCAACGACCTGTTCCCAGGTGGCGATGCGCGGGTTGTAGGCGACGTTTGCCAGCAACTCCGTCATCTTCTGGTCGTTGAGCACCCATTCACCACCGACGTTCTGGTATTCCATCCGCAGCTGACCGACCAGTTGGCGATCATAGAAGGAAATGGCGCCGTAGATAGGCTTTCCAATGGTATGTGATGCGTGGGCGAAATGGTAGCCGAAGTTGAAGTGAATGCCTTCTTCGAGCAATTGCCCACCGATGGGGTTGTTGACGTTAGCCCCGATCGGATACAGACGCAGTTTTACGCTTTCAGCAAAGAACGGGCCGCTGCGCGGGATAATGTAATAGTGATCGAACATCCCACGCGATTCAATCGCCTGGGTTTCGACTACCTTATTCGATGTCGCGAGCCCCGTCGGATCGAAAGGGTATTGTGGAAGTACAGTACTCATTGCAGCTCTCCGTTGGGGATCTCCATCGGTTCTGGCACCGATATACGGGGCCGGAAATCTTGAGTCATTTTCGAAAAATAAACTTGCTTATTGGCGATTATCAAACAACTGACATACCATTATCGTGGGAGAGTCGATAAATGTACCAATACCAACGTGCGCTGGTCAGACACCGGTTGCCGAATGTCCGCTTTGAGGAAAAGGACGTGCGTCAGTTGAGCATCAAAGCGCTCCTGCGTGATTATGCCGAGACCTACCTGGTCCTGACTCATTCCAGTGTGGTTGGTAAGGTCACGTTGCGCTTAAGTGATGCAGCCACCATTCTGACCCCGGTCTTGGAATCGACCACTGTGGCTCAGTGGCTGGTCGATAACGGCAATCAGACCCTGCCCACGGTAGAGGGTGAGCCTGAGGTCACCACCCATACCGCCTTGGCCCGTGATGTCTGGCAAGCTGGTTTCAAAGCCGACCTGTGCGTCCCCAAAGGTTCGCCCTTTAACGATGCCACCGACTACGACAAGACTGACATCTGGCTGACCCGCAAGGACACCGATTACGTCGACGTACAGCGCCATTGCCTGGCCACAATCAACGGCCTGGTCCATCGGGTGGATGCCGATAAAGACGGTGTCTACATCAAAGACGGCGGGATCACCTTCCGCAAGACGGAAAACGCTGCCATTGGCCTGATCAGTTTCAAGAACCTTGGACGCGTTCATACAGCTTCGATCACCCCAGAGATGATCTACAACCCAGATCCCACCAAGCCCTTTGCCGATACCTTCTACCTGAAGGTGCCCTTCGACACGACCAATAAGGTCATGGGGGTGGTGATTGGCGGGTACTTGCACCTGGCAACGCAGGATCTCAAGACCATCGGTGCACATGCCCTTAAAGTGGACATGAAGCGCATTCCGTTCCTCGAGCGGTACATGGTCTCACGTTACCTGATCGATCAAACGCCGTTGCAACGCTTCCATGAGGTTTCCTCGACCAATGAGCGTGACTACGACCTGCAGAACTTCTACAGTAACGAGTGCTTGCTGGAGCTGCTGACCTTGAGTCAGTCCTTCATCGTGGGGATTGAAGTGGACCATCTGGTCACCGACATTGTCGGCAGCACCCGAGCACACCTCCCAGGTCGTTTCTATCTGGATGAGAGACCCCTGTGGCCGCTGCGGACTCAATTGGGTCTCCTGCCTGCCTACCTCTCCGAGGAAGAAAGCGGCATCTGGGTGGTCCGGGTCGACAACAACCTGCACCAACATCGTTTCATGAACACCTACAACTTCCGCTGGGAGCCTAAGGTCGATGAGAAGCGCGTTTCCCATCAGCCTGAGACCT